CGTCGTCCTTTTTGGTGGAAGACCACATAGTCTCGGCTTTGCCGCCTGCGCTTAGGTCCGCGGCCGGCATCCAGCGTCCATATACTCGCGCAATCATGGTCCAATCGCTATGCCCCATCTGCTGGGCGACCCACATCGGATGTTCCCCAGCCGACAGCATCATCGATGCGTATGTATGACGGGTTTGATAAGGTCGTCGATATCGCACACCTGCTTTTTTAACAGCATGAGCCCACATCGTTTTCCTGATCGGCCCATCCCCGGTCCAGCGCTCGAGTGTGCGGGGATTCTGAAATACCTCTTCACCGGCCAGAAATGTGTGCTCTTTCTGCGCTTTCAATGCCGCCATTGCTGGGCCGAGCAGCTTGACAGCGCGCCTGCCTGCAGCTGTCTTTGGGATCTCCGCTGCCCCCTTTGAGGCCTGGGTCATTGCCCTGGTAATCATCACCTCGCCGCGTATAAAGTCCACGTCTCCCCAGTCCAATGCTACGAGCTCACTTGTCCGCAGTCCTGTCCACAAAGCGAACCGCACCAGGTTGGCTGCTTGCCCAGTCAGCGCGGCAATGATCGCGCGCTGCTCTTCCGGACTGAACGGATCGACTTCATCTTCCTCAAGGGGAGCTGCCTTCCGCTTGTACGTCCAGCCAGCCATTGGGTTGTTCTCGAGCAGCTCTTCGTCGACCGCCTCTGTCATGGCTGAACGTAGGCAGCTCTGGATGTTGCTGAGCGTCTTGTTGCCGATCTCCAGCGTATCGAGCCAGTCCTTGATCATCTTCCGTTTCAGATCGACCATCATGTGCGTACCGAGGGCTGGCACGAGTCGATGTTCGACGAGCTTGCGATAGCCCTCATAGGTGCTGCTGGAGAGGTGCTTCTTCTTCGAGGCGAGCCACCTGGTCAGGAAGCCGGCGACGGTTTCATGTGAAGCTTCCGGCGCAAACTTCGCGGCCCGGGCCGAGCCCGGGAAGGTGACCGAGTAATCGAACGCTCCGATGGAAATCGCGTGCTCAATCGCCGCCTTGTGCTGCTCGGCCTTCTTCAGATTAGTGGCGGTGGGCTTGAGCGTGATGCGCTCGCGGCACCGGACGCCCCGATACATGAACGTGATTTCGATGCTCGAATCGGAGATCGCCCGAACTCCCCGCCCGTCTCTACCCATGATTCATATCCCTGTGTGTCAATCAGCGTCCGGCCGTCCGGAGCCCTGAACCAGATTTCGCCAAGCCGCCAAATTCCATCACGGATCTTCGAGCGGATAGCGTCCTCGCTGTAGCCAGACTCGCTGGCGAATTTCCTGATGGTCATGTAGCGCATTCGGTCGTACTCCTGACGCGTCAGGTTTTTGTTTGCAGCGAAACTGATGCGTCAGACAGACGCATCGCTCTCATTCGTCTCAGCAACTGCCCGCAGCTTCAACGCGATGCCGCAGGAGTTCGCCAACGCGGTAAGTTGGCCAACGGTGGTCTCGGGTTCCTTCAGCGCCTGGCCGAAACGGATAAGCCGATCGCCCAGGATTTGGAGCTCGGTTCGGACTTGAAGCTGCGAACCTTGAGTGAGGTGGCTCATAGTTGATACGCCTCCTGAGTGCTACGCGTGGCAGAGGTGCTCGCCGGGGCTGGTGATTCCTTAATGTGATCCTGCGTCACATTTGGCTGGCGCTTGAGCTGGCTATCGGGCAGACAACTGATGCCGGTGCCAGGAATGATCCAGCATGTCGCACCGCGATGATCGTCGTGCTGTACGTCGATCAGGGTCTGCGATTGCTCGGCGTTGGCGAGGCTGGCCAAGGTAGCCAGCAAGGCAAGGATCAGGATTCGCATGGTTCAACCTCCATCAGATTGCCCGTCGTCATCCCGTGCACACGCGCCTGAGTGCCCAGGGCGAGTTGGCCATAGGGCAGCTGATTAACAAGCGCACCTGCGGCTTGGGCGTTGGGCAGCTTGAAGACGACAGTCAGGTACACCGGTTCTGCCGCGGCCTCTTTGATACGCTGGTCAATATGTTGGCCGGTGGCCGAACGCTCGGACTGAATGCGCTGAAAGATCTCCTCGCGATGGACTTCGACGCTGGCCGGCGCTTTGATTCCGATACGAGCTTGCTGGCCTTGAATGCTGAGAATGGTTACAGCGACTTCGCTGTCGATGCGGAGGGCTTCGCCTACGCGGCGGCTGAGGATGAGCATTTAAATCTCCTTATTTCAGGCCGAACGAATCCCGGCCGCGTTGTTGGCTTTCGCAAAAAACAGTTGGGTTAACGGGTCAGATCAGCCTGAGCACCGGACTGCGTCCTCTCACTCGAAGGCGCACGCCGCTGCTAAAGCGATCATGCGATGAAGACGCCGTCGTGAGAGTCGTCACGCTGATCATCAGGCGTAGGATTGCTCACCCCTGCGAAAGAGATCAGCCCCATTGCGAATGCGCGCGCCACTAGTTGAGTGCGCTTCACGACGCCAAGTTTTGTGGTCAGCGCGAGCAGTCGTTTGCTCACACTGTCAGGCGCCAACCCGAGGTCCTTTGCGATCTGCTTTGTGGTCTGGCCAGCTGCAACAGCCATAAGGCATTCCAGTTCGCGAGGAGCTGCGCCTAGGCCGAGTACGCCGATGAAGCCGTGAGAGGTGATAGTTCGGTTGGTCATTTTGAGAAGCTCCATGCGGGACGCGATGGAGTGAAGAGTACCAATTGGTAAATTATTGTCAATGACAAGGTAAAAATTTACCAAAAAAAACCCGCCTCAGCGGGTTTTCAAGATGTCCATTACGTCCTTGTACCGCTCCATATGTAGGCAACGCGTGCTACCACAGCGATTCGATCCATCATGTCGTGAGGAATGCTGACTTCCTTGAACTGCGGATTATCCGACAGCATGCGAACTCCATCCATGTCTACCTGAATCCGTTTAATTGTAAGGACGCTGCCAAGTCGGACCACATACACTGCATCATAAAGGGCCTCTGTGACACCTACATCTACTACGAGCAAGTCCCCATGCTTGATCGTTGGGGTCATGCTTTCCCCTAGGCCTGTCGCAACGCGCAGGTTTGAAATGTCTGTCATAGACATCGATCTTCGAAGCCATCCCAGGTCAAAAACGACAGCCTTTACGGGTGTTTCGCCATCGAAATTCTGCGAGTGTCGTCCCCAGCTTTCAGGGATATCAAGCGTAGGAATGGTGACTTTTTGGAATGGGTACTCGTGATCATCAGTGGAGTCCCATTTTCTGACATCTATAGCCTCAATGGCTTCATCAGCAATGGTTTCCGATTTGCTTGCGGAAGCAAGGGCTAAACCTAAACCTTTAGGGTCATCCAGCCAGCCTTTAGGCAAATGGCACTTTTCTTCAATCTGCCGCGCGAGTGATTCCCCGATATTTCTGGAGTGTGCCGGGTTGTCCGAAAAGATCCTGGCTACGTAGGACGGAGAACGCTCTATGGCATCCGCGAATGCAGATTGTTTCCCGCCAAAACGGGTCGTCACAAGCTCCCGCAATCGGAGCCTGCGCACATTTTTTAGTTGATTCGTGTCATGTATGTCCATGCCTGACTGTACCTTTTATTTCCCTTATGGAAAATTACCTTGAAATGGTACACGGATCAGGTAGCCTGCATCTTAAATGCACCATTGGGTAAATTTATATGGACCTGTCCGAATACCTTGCGCAGCTTCCCCGGGGCGGCAAGAAAGTGCTTGCACTCAGGCTGGGCGTGACTGCTTCGTATCTGTCCAGACTCGTTTCAGGTGACAGAGCAATTACCGCCGAAAGGGCTCTCCAGATTGAAAGCGCTACGGATGGGATCGTTAGTCGCTACGCGCTTCGTCCGGATCTTCAGTGGAGCTCGTCCTGGAATGTCGATCAACTTCCCAAGGCTAAGGCGTTGCCAACCTTGAACGCAAATCTACGCCCAAACCAAGCCGCTCATCAGTCCACCGAAAGTGCTGGCATTTTGTCCAGTACCGGAGGTGGGCGGTGAATAACGTCATTCATCTTGACTTCGAAGGCCGGCCAGTCGAGTTCAGCGCCGATGGGTGGCTGAATGCGACCAAGATTGCCAAGACATTTGGCCTTGATCCGTATGAATGGCAGCGTCTTCCCGACACCAAACGCTACCTGGATGGCCTTAAACGTAGATACGGGGAAATCCCGTATGTACGCAAAAGCCGCGCTCGCTCTGACCGCGGCGGCGGTACTTGGATCAGTCCGAAGCTGGCAGTCAAGTTTGCACGCTGGCTCTCAGTTGATTTCGAAATCTGGTGTGACGAGCAGATCGACCGATTGCTCCATGGTGTGCCCTCGGCGCTCGATTATTTCCATCGCGCTTGCCGTAAGTACGACGACCGTAAGTCGCTGGCCAGCTTGCACGGTCGCGGCCTTAATGAATGGCGCCGCGATGAACCAGCTCTCGGCTTTGAAGTTGAGCGCGGTCGCGGGCTTCTGCAAATGACGCTCGGACTGAACAATCCAAACTTTCCACGCTTGCAGGTCTCTCGCCATGAAGCCCTTTAACCCATCCCAGTTTTTGTTGACCGGCTAAATCGCAGGCAACAAAAAGGCCCGCATTCGCGAGCCTTCTTAACCAGTCCACGCCAATGGACTTTCTTTGAATCTTCGTCGAGGGAGACGAATTCATGCACCCAAAAAATACCACCGGTTATGGCCGGATGCAACAACTTAAGGAGTCGGCCGAATGAAGACCGACACCACTTTGCGGCTTGGCCGCGTCCAGTACCGCCAACTTGCCGAGCTCGCTAAACAGTCGGGTTGCTGTTTGGGGCTGAGCACCGTCGATCAACTGGGCGGCAACTGGGGAATGTTCAACCCTTTCGGTCTGGCCGTTCATGAGAACGCCGCCGTGGACAGCAAGTATCTCAAAGAAGAGATTGTCATCCAGCTCGCTACTAGCGTGAACGTCGGCCAAATGCGCAGGGTCCAGCGGCCTGAGATCGATTGGTCGCAGCTCAACGATGACGAGATCTACCCGTTCATCGTGCAGCATGAGATCGGCCACAAGCTGGACAACCATTTCGTCTTTGACCTGTGGGGCATCAAGGACAAGGAGTTGCACGATAAATGTCATCGCGCGATCGCGTTCGTGAACGAGATCCTGGCAGATCGTTTCGCCTGGAATCAGGTTCGACCAGGTGAGCCGGTCCCGCTGTGTGAGAACGGCAAGCGGATGCAGGAAGAGGCTGCCGCAGCAATGGCGCTGCTGGACCTGCATATCCCCCGCACACGCCGCGCGCCCCGGGCTTTGCCTGCCGGGCAGTACAGCTTCGTACCTCAGTCGATGCTTATGACTGACAGCCTTACGGCGTACGTCGGTCCTCAGGTGGCACCGCAGCTCATTGAGCGCGCCCGTACACGTCGCCGCGTTCACCGCCGCGATACTCGGTCGAGGGCATTCGTATGAATCTGACTTCGATCTCTGCTCGCAAAAACAGCGCGCCACAAAATGCCGTGATCCTGAATCGTGGCGCCCACGAATTTATTGAGGGTGAGTTGCTCAGCACGGTGGTGATGAGCACTCAGGATATGGCACGCATGAACGAGGCCCGCTCTGTTTTCAACGAGCTGCGCTCAATCCTGCTGTCCCAGGTCGTTCCCGCCCTCGGCGGCTGGGGCAACCCGATGGCAACGGAACTTGAAAGCCGTCTTGAGGCGATCACCTTCGCAACCGGCAACTTTCTCTGGAAAGCCCGCCACGCTGGGGCAGCTCACGATGCGATCAATGTCGGAGGTGGTCAATGAACTTGATCACCATCCACAACACCGAACTGCCCATCGTCGAGTACCGCGGCCAGCGCGTCGTCACCCTGGCAATGATCGATGAGATTCATGGCCGTCCTGAAGGTACTGCGAGTAGGACCTTTACCGCTCACAAGGAGAAGTTGCAGGAGGGCGCTGACTACTTCTTTGCGGACGTCAGCCAAAAGGACGCTATGCGTTGTTTTGGAATCGAGATTCCAAATCGGGGGCTGACGCTCATTGCAGAGGACGGTTACCTGATGCTGGTGAAGCCGTTCACTGACGATCTCTCCTGGACGGTTCAGCGCCAACTCGTTAATCGCTATTTCCGTCCTGCAGCGCCTGCTGAGCTGTCACGGCTTGAGCTGCTGGAAATCGCCCTCGCATCTGAACGCGAAAAGCTTCTCGTGACGGCAGAGCGTGACGAAGCCATCCGGACCAAAGCTGAAATTGGCACTCGCCGCGAAGCAACCGCCATGGCTACCGCATCGGCTGCTGTGCGCAAGGTCAGGAATCTCGAGGCTGCTCTCGGTCGGGGCGCGCTGGAAGCGACGGTCACTGCCGTGGAGAAAGCCGCAAAGCGCAAGTTCGGCAAGCAGGGGTTCCGCCCGCTGAAGATCTGGTGCGATGCGCGCGATATCTCTGCGCCAAAAGTCCTCGACGCTCGTTATGGCTGGGTCCGCGCCTGGCCCGCTGCCGCTTGGGCGGCTGTTTATCAAATTGACCTGGCAGACCTGTTCGGCGCCGATGGAGAAAAAGCATGAGCAAGAAACTCACCCATGACCAACTCATGCCGCTGATCGCCGAGGCCGCTATCGACTTCCAGTTGGCAGAGATCAAGCGCAACTCGTTGAAACGGGAGCTTAGCGATATGTACGCCACGTATTTCCAGGCCCATGGTCGCCCGGGAAATGGAGAGCGGACGCGGTTCGACTTTGAAGACCCGGCCTATGAGGGCGTTGTGCGCTTCACCGAGGGCGCGTACGGGCGTTGGTACGACCAGCGTGCACTCACCAAGCTGAAACGCCGCGTTCGCACGCTCGTTGAGCGCCTGGGGCGTGTGCAATGACCAACGTCATCGATTTTCCAGTGAAAGAACTGACGTCGATCGTCGACGAATCCTACTTTGAGAAGTTCGAGGACGCGGCCCTCCTGCTGGCGGTTTTTGAAACCCTAGCTGACGCCGTGGAAGTGATCGAAGAGGGCGTAAAAATCCGTAAAGGGGATGACACCCATATCGGCATTGTCGAGGCCTGCATGGGGCTGGCTGTGCTGTTCCGGCGCCGAACTGGTTACGACGTACAGCAAATCTCTTCTGATCACTTGGAAGAGCAGCGCCGATGCTTGCTGGCGGGCGAGGAATTGCAATCGTTGGCCATCCCTATCAGGCCCCCAGCTCTGCGTCCGTTGCCGGTGTCGGCATTCAATCACATGCCAGACCTTCTACTGGCGCAGGCGGGTTTCAACTATCTCAGCAGGGCGCACGAGCACATCCAGAGCAACGCGCCTCAGTTGGTAGAGCTTGACCTGGCGCGCTCTCACTCGCTCGACGCCATGAACGCCTTCAGCTTGATGATCACCCGTCTCGCCGGTGTCGCCCAGCAGGAAACAGAAGGTGATCACACCAAGATCAACGCTCCTGGCTCGGAGACACTGCAATGACAGCCACGAACCTGAATCACCCTGCAGGGCTGCGTCCTGTTGCCCCTGCGATCGCTGGACCATGGCCGAGCTATGCCCAGTTTAAGGATCTGCCTGAACGCCAACGCTGGGTGCTCTATGGCTCTGCGAAGGCGTACCGCGATGCTCTCGAGCTGCAAGGTCTGGCTATGGCTGAGAGCTACGACGCTTTCATCAAGCGCGTCTGCGCGGAGCTCGACATCTGATGGCCCGAGCAAGAAACATCAAGCCTGGGTTCTTCAGCAATGAGTTGCTGGTCGACCTGCCCGCGTTTGATCGTCTCGCCTTCATTGGCTTGTGGTGCCTGGCAGACAGGGAAGGCCGTCTTGAGGACCGCGTTAAGCGGATCAAGATCGAGTTGTTCCCCTGCGATGACTACGACGTCAATGCAGGGCTGTCACGGCTTGCTGCTGCTGGTTTTATCACCCGGTATCAGGTAGCAGGGCATTCAGTGATCGAGATCGTCAATTTCCAAAAACATCAGAGCCCGCACGGATCTGAAAAAGACAGTCTTTTACCAGATGCAGACGGTTATCTAACGGTTCATGAACGGAAAAAGAACGTTGTCGTAACCGGTTCTAACAGGAAGGTTCTCGTTAGCGAACGAGAGTTTAACGTTAACGAACCGTTAGAGCCTGTGAACCCACCGTTCGATAACGCCCTGATTCCTGATTGTGGAATCCTGAATCCTGATTCACTGAATCAAGAATCAAAAGCTCTTGGCGTTTCTGACGAAACACCGGCAGACAGGGATAGCGATCAACCTGGCAATCAGGAAAGCGGCGATCAATCCGCCAAACCAGCGAAAGCCTATTCGGACGAGTTCGAAGCGTTCTGGCGTGAATACCCACGTCGGCATCGTGCATCACCGAAACCTGAGGCTTGGAAGAAGTGGCAGGCCCGCCTCAAGTCTGGGGTTTCGCCCCATGACCTGATCACCGCAGCTACCAACTACCGACTCGAGCAGGAATCGTTCGGCAAGCTGGGCACCGAGTTCGTGAAGCAGCCTTCCACGTTCTTGGGTGCCGGTGAGCACTGGACCCCCTATGTCGGCACTCAGCCCGCGCTTAAATCTCAAGGCCCGCAGGCAAGCGCCGTGCTGTCCGTCCCAAAGCATTCGCAGGAGATGTACCCCAATGACCGTTTCTAAATTCAGCCCGGCGCCGCGCATTGCCGAAAGCCGGATGCGCTCTTGCGGGGTCGCTGGGCACAATCAGTTCATGCAAGGGCTAGTTGAGCAGTTCGACGGCTCCTGGAAACTCAGCACCTGTTCGGCTTGCCGCTGGCAGGCATTGCACAACACCCCGAGGGATCAGGAAGCCCACCTGAACGCGGTGACTGATGACATGGCCGAAGACCTGAACGCGGCCTTGCTGGCGACTGGTATCACGCCTCGGTTTCGGGCGTGCAGCTTCGACAGCTACGTCACCGGCGACGACCCCGCAAAGCAGCGAGTTCTTAACATCTGCCGCAAGTACGCCGACGGGTTCGAAAAGCATTCGAAGGATGGGCGCGCGCTGATGCTGATGGGTGAAATCGGGTGCGGGAAGACGCACCTGGCCTGCGCCATCCTGCAGCACGTTGTCCGGCATGAGGGGAGAACTGGCTTGATCGTTACTGCCGAGTCGATCACTCAAGCGGTGACCGACAGTTTCCGCAGCAATGCGGGTCCGTCCAAATCCGAACTGATCGCCGACTTAGCTAGCGTAGATCTGCTGGTCATCGACGAGGTGGGATTTCACACCCCGAAGCCAGGCAAGGATTTCACGCCCAGTCTGCTGCATGAGGTGATCGACGGCAGGTATCAGCGTGTGCTGCCCACCATCGTGGTGAGCAATCAGACACCGGACAAGCTTCAGGACTTCATCGGCCCGCGTGCCGCTGACCGTCTTCGGGAGAATGGCGGGTTGTTGGCGCCGTTCACCTGGTCATCGGCCCGGTCGGGAGGTGCGGCATGATGGATTATCCAGACGTTGCCGAATCGGCTTACCGCGAAGTGCCACACTCGGCGCTCTACAGCCACGATGCGGAATACGCCCTGATCGGCAGCATGATTCACCAGCCAGACTTGATCGACGACGCAGGTGCCAGACTGACCGCGGGTGACTTCCATCATTCGGCCTGCGCTGAGCTGTTCGAGATCATGCTCGCGATGCGCTCGAAATCGCTGCAGATTGATGTTGTGACGCTGTCCGATACCCGATCGCACCTGGCCGACGGCCAAAGCACTCTGGGAGTGGCGGCTCATATCGCACAAAACACGCCCAGCGCAGCGAACTTCACCGCATACAGCAAGATCGTCAAGCAGCGGTCCGTCGCCCGCCGAGTGATCGCAGCCGCGCAGATCATGAGCGAGCGCCTACACGATGGTGACGCGCTCGATGAGGTGCTGAGCCAAGGACAGCAAGCTTGGATCGCGCTGGAGGCTGAGGGTCTGGATGCTCGGCGCCGGTACCGGTTCATTGGTGAGATCCTGCCCGAAGCGGTGGAAGGCATCGACCGGCGCTTCAATCGGGACGTAAGCCTCGGTTTCGACACCGGCTTGGCATCGCTGGATGAGTTCATCCCAGGTCTTTGCCCTGGGCATATGGTCACGGTTGCGGGTACTCCAGGTAGTGGGAAAACCACGTTGGGTTTGAACATCGCCGAGCGTGTAGCGCTGGTCAAGCAAGTGCCCGCGCTGGTTTTTTCGATGGAAATGACTGACGTCGAACTGACAAACCGTTCACTCGCATCCGTTGGCAGCGTCCAGCTGAAGCACATTGCCGAAGGTCACTCAATGGCCGACTCGGAATGGCCGGGACTGACTAAGGCTGTCGGTCAGCTCAACGATGCTCCGCTGATCTTCTGCGATGACTCAACGCTGACACTCCGCGACATCCGTCAGATCTGCCGTACGGTCAAACGCGAGCACGGTTTGGGCATCGTCGCCATCGACTACATCGGTCTCATCAACGGCGAGAACAAATCATCAAGCCGGTACGAGCAAGTGACTGACATTTCGAAGGGGTTGAAGCGCTTGGCCAAGGAGCTGGGAGTTCCACTGCTGGTGCTGGCGCAGTTGAACCGTGGGCCATCCAGCCGCGCGAATAAGCGTCCAACTAAAAGTGATCTACGCGACTCCGGCCAGATCGAGGCCGATAGCGATGTTGTGGTGCTGGTCCACCGTGATGCGGAATCTGAGGCTGGCCAAGCGGGTGTCACTGAGTTGATCGTCGACAAGAACCGTCACGGCCCGACCGGCAGTTGCAGGGTTCAACATCAGGGAGCATTTCACCGGTTTGTCGAGCTCATGGCTGGCTATGCGAGCGATGAAGACGTGGAAATGAATCGGCCTTCGCAGGGGCGCAAATACGGCAAGGGGAGACCTGACCATGAGACTTTTTGACTGGCTGAAGCCGAAGACCGAGGCACACACCGTGACTCAGTCCGCGTTGGCGCAGATCCTGGACGGTGGCAACGCAGTGGTCCTCGATCAGGGCCAGACCTACGTGAAGCTCGCGGAGGTGAAGTACCCGGAAGCGAAGCGAATTGCAGACTCGCTCCGTGAATTCCCTGACGATTGGGCTTGGCGCCACAAGGGCTATGAGCTCGAACACGTCCCAACTGGGTTCTGCATGTGGGTGGCGAACAAAGACTACGGCCTGGCTGAGCTTACCAGCCACGGGGGAAAGCATGAGTTCAACAAGGCAGAGCAGCTGACCATCTGGCCCGCTGTCGAGGCTTGGCTTGCCCGCGGCAAGGTTGGCTTCACGGGTCGACTGCCCAAGGTGCAGATCACCGGCAAGCGCGGCACCTACTGGTGCGTTGCTGACGGCCACCCATGGGCTGGAGTTGGGGATTCCCCTGCGCAGGCCTATGAATCCTGGGCGAAAGCGGTGTCTGTCGAGCAGCGCCGGACCCACCCCGACAAAAAACTGGCTGTGTGGAGTGAACCGCAATGAGCAACGTAACTGCGGCACTGCCGCGCAAGAGCTTGACCCAGGTGGAGTGCAAGTTTCTCAAGATGGGCAACCGGATGCTGCTGGAACAAACCAATGGGCGAATCGCCTCGGCGGCTCTGATGGACATCGTTGCGGACTGGCATGGCACCCCCGGCCATATCGGGTTCGAGGCCTACGCGAAAGCTTGGGTACTTGAGGGCAACGCCAAAAACAAACACGCCGACAAGATGCTTCGCGATCTGCTTGGCCTGAACAACGAACCAGATCCGAGGAAAGCGGCATGAAAAAACGTACCTACACCGACAAGCCGCTGGGCGACACCGAATATCTGTTGGAGCAGTGGGGCAGCTGGCGGATGTCAGGGATGGGGGTGCCGCGTTACGTCTCGCCCCTGGCAGCGCTGATGAACCATTGCAGTCCTGAGCCGAGCTCCCTGACGTACGTGATCACTGATGACGCCGCGATGGTCGTTGACTCGATCCTTGCCCGCCTGATTAAGCGCAACCAGCAGATGGGGGATTTCATCTGGTGGTACTTCGGCGCCAAGTGGACGATGGTTCGCATCGGTGAGGCCAACAAGATGTCGGAGCGGTCGGCCCGGGAAGTCGTCAGGCAAGGCGTAGCGTGGGTTGATTCGGCTTTGGAACATTTTCGCGAGGCCGCGTAAAAAGTTCTTTCAGGCCGGATAAATACCTGTTTTCATGGCACGGTGTTCAACGCATTCAGCGCGACACCCCAGACAAAGACCCGACCATTGCGTCGGGTTTTTTGTGTCTCGAATTTGCCTGCGAGCGTGATGCTCGCGGCCTGGCTTGCTCGTGATGAGTTGGCCGCCCCGCTTTAGCGGGATTTTGGAAGGTGGCGCCCAGTGGTGGGCAATCCGGTTTGAACCCGGAGCTATCGGTAACGGTAAGAGTTCGACTCTTTCACCTTCCGCCAATCACCTGATGGGTGCGTGGAGCCATAGTCAGGGTGGGCCTTCGGGCAGGGCCTGAACGCGGTATAGCCGGCAGTCACGCGTACGGAAAGAACACCGGCAGTTGAAGCGCCTCATTCCTCTTGTGTGCTGGAGGCGGCTTTGGCGGGCAGCGTGGGAAGACACGCAAACCATTTCGAGCCTCGGCATTTTCCGGGGCTTTTTCGTTTCTGGAGCACATCATGCGGAAGACCGTCTCGATTGAAGTTGCCGATTACTCGGACTCCAGCCTGCCTACCAATGCAAGTGACCTTCTCGCGTTCTGGGAAGCGGAACTGCATAAGGTTCCGGCTGAGTTTCGGGAGTCGGCAGAGATCAAGCGGTTCAACGCGAGTTATGAAGGTGACTGGGACGAGTGGCGCACCACGTTGGAGTACTCCCGCCTTGAAACGGCAGAGGAGCAATCTGAGCGTGAAGCGAGAGCCGCGAATGCGGGAATCCGAATTCTGTTCGGCAATGAGCAAATAGAGCTAAGGCGAGACGGCCATGTGGTTATCCGCATGGGCAATATCGATAAGCCTTTCGTTGTTTCGGGCGATCAGGTCTTCATCAACGATGCCTTGGTCAAGGGTGCTGTCGTGACGGCACTGAGCAACACATTACCGGGTTATGCGGTAAAGGCTGCAGTCTCTACCGCCGGCCAAGCTTATGTCGCAGGTTTTGGGGTAGGCCAGGCCGATGACGGTAAGTGTGCTGCACACGCCACATCAGCGCTTACAGCGAGGGTAACTGGCGAAAAAAAAGATGCGACCAGCGATTTCGAGAAGGCTCTGGCCGAGGGAGATGCCGGAAAGATCCTGGACATGCTCGCGGGAACCATCAGCGAAACCAAGCTTGGCCAGGAACTGACTGCCCAGATCGACAGAATTGAAAAGGCGGATTTGCGAGTTGTCCAAACTCTATCCTGCAGATTGTCGGCTTTGGAAGTCACTCTGGCCGCCCGGGCTGCGATGATCGATCAGATCCAAACAAAGATCGAAACGGAAGAGCAGATCCGAAACGCCATTGTTCGCGAGCTACGCCCTGGTGGCTTGCTGCATCGGCGCTGATCCGTCCACCCAATACCAATCCCCGCCGTGTGCGGGTTTTTCATTTTTCCGATCCCGAAAGGGTGGTCTGTCGGATGTCGACGAACATGCCAGAAAAAACACCTGACTTCTGGGCGCACGTCTGGCTGATCCTCTCTACGCCGCTTTGGCAGGGGGCAATCATGGCCGCAACCATCTCGATGCTTCGTGTGCTCTATGAGGGCAAGGAAGCGAACAAGTGGCGCGTGATGCTGGAGGCGTTGATGTGCGGCGGTCTGAGCCTGTCGGCCAGTAGCGTGATTGAGTGGATGGCTTGGCCGTCCAGCCTGTCAGTCGGCGCCGGCGGTGCGATTGGTTTCATCGGCGTTACCGCGATCCGGGAACTGATCATCAAGTTCCTCGGCCGCAAGACGGAGACGCTATGAACCTTGACCCCGTTGTCACCGTATCGAAGACGGCGGCCACGATGCGCGCAATTGCCGTTGCGGTTGTCATCTGCATCGTAATGGCGCTTCTGATCACCATCCAGCAGATCCGGGTCGTCTCCCTTAGGGCCGAGGTCGCGGTCGAGGCTAAAGCCAAGCAGGACGCATTGGCCGCCAACACGGAAAGCCAAGCCACGATCACCACCCTGCGTGCCGAGGCTGCGCGAAACGTTGCCTACCAGGCTGACCTCAATAACCGGCTCAAGGCCAGCGAACAGAAAGCCCTGAAGGCGAGGAAAGACTTTGAAGACCTCAAGCGCAAAAGCCCGGCTGTTCGCAAGTGGGCTGATCAGCCTCTGCCTGACGGCCTGCGCGGCAAGCCAGCCAGCACCGGTAAAGACAACAACGGTAAGGCTCGAACCCCCTGAGCTGGTCCCGTGCGAACGCATCAGCAACAGTGATGAAGATCTGGCACTTAACGGCGACCTCTGGGCATTAAAGGATCGGGCAGTGAATCTGCTCGACACCTGCGCCGATCAGGTCGACGCCCAGATCCAACGCAGCAAAACGAAGTGAGCCAACAATGAAACTGATCTTGAAGCAGATCCCGCCGCAGATCGACGTGACCAGTGTGAGTGACCAGTCGCCTCGTCATGCTCCCGGAAAGCCAGATGAGCGCGCTCTCTTCGGGTTGTTCACTGAAGCAGGCGAAATGCTGCCCTGCCAAGTGAGCACGACCCTGCACAGTGAGGCAGGTGGCGGCATGCCCAAGCTCACTGTGACATTCAACGTCAACGGCAGAGACCTGATCGTCGAAGGTCACAGCGCTTAGCGCTACGAATTCAAATGCGCCCATTTCGTGGCGCGTCCATCGGAGCACCACCATGCCCAGAGCACCGAAAGCCGTACCCCAATCACCGGCCCCAGCCCCAGCCCCAGAAGCCGCGCCAGTGGTCGACGTGAACGCCGAGGTCGGCCATCTCGACCGGGCCATCACCACCGCAATCAATACGGCAAAGGCGGGCGGTTTGCCCAATGGCTATGTCGTCGCAGTGCTTCACGCTCTTGCACTCAAGGAGACTCAGCGGTTGCTGGGGCAGTGACACCATGAAAATCACCGTCAACAATTTGTTCGGCGCTGTAGTCATTGAGCTTCTGTCTGGTCGCCGTGTTGTCCACCGCGAGCGCTTCGAGGGCAAGACCACTTCGCCGTACACCAGATCGATCCGCCCGGCAGTGGCGTTCGATGCACACCGTGCCGTGACCAACCTGAATCGGGACGACCGCTTCACTTACGAAGTGGAGGCGTGAATGGCCCGCGTCGAGATGAAGATCACCGTCAAGCGCGCCTGGTGGGTGCTGCCCTATCTCTACACCGTAGTTTGGTTCAGTGAGGTGACTGGACTCTTGCCCGACCTCGACAGGTTAGTCGCCTTTGCGCAGCGCGGTTATAGCGTAGAGGTGAACTGATGGCCTGCACCGGCTGCGCCGCACGGCGAGCACGGGCCGCGAAGTGGTTTGCCATTGCAGCAGATCGAGCCCGCTCTCTGATCAAGCGCACCGAGAAGCCCGATGCCAACCCGCCCGAAGCGACACCAACCGTCAGCGCCGGCCACACCCCAGCACAAGACGCCTGAACAGGCGCGCGGCACCAGCAGCCAGCGCGGATACAACTACCGATGGCAGCAGTCACGCAAGGGCTTCCTCGCCAAGCATCCACTGTGCGCTGAATGCCAGCGTCAGGGACGCGTCACAGCAGCCACTGACGTTGATCACATCATCCCGCATCGAGGCGACAACGACCTGTTCTGGGACCGCTCGAACTGGCAGGGCCTATGCCATCCATGCCATTCGGTGAAGACCGCGACAGAGGACGGCGGATTTGGCAATGCCCGGCGCCGCTGATGTGGCACGCCGATCCCCCTACGGGAATTCGACCGTTCATCTGAATTGAGAACGAATCTCATCTGAATCGCACCGAAATGGTGCGTTAGGCTGGCCCTATCGATGGGGGAGGGGTGAAAGTCTGGGGCTTTTGGCTTCCAGACCGCGCCCGAGGCTTTTTTTCGCACAGTCATAATTAGGATTTGAAAATAGAAGGTTGAGATATGACCCGAGGACGGAAGCCAACGGCGCCGCACCTCAAGGTTCTGGCCGGTACCACGCGCCCAGATCGCGAGGAGAAAGACGCGCCAGAGTTCGACCTGATTGAAGATTTTCCAGAGCCGCCCCAGCACCTGAACTCGGATGGCGCCGAAATGTGGCGCAACCTCGGGCGACAGCTCGTCAGCGCCAAGGTACTGCAGGTCGTCGACCTGTATTCGCTCGAACAACTTTGCCACGCCTGGCAGTGCTTCCGAAAAAAAGCCAAGGCCGACATGGAATCCACCGCGGCTGAAACGACGGCTCTGAAAGCGCTGTTTTCGGAATTCGGCATGACCCCAGCAAGTCGTCGCAAGGTTTCTTCGGGCGGAACAGAGAACAAGGGCAATCCTTTCGCCGGTAACGGCCGCAAGCAAGGTGCCAAATAATCGATTCACCCGGTCGTTGGAGTAGGAATGCGTGACTTCGTAAAGATCGCGACTGACTACGCCAAGGCCGCAGTAGCTGATAAGAAGCGAAAAAAGCACGGAAAGCTGATACGCCAGGCGGCACAGCGCTTTCTTGATGACCTCAAACGGGCGAAAAAGAAAGACTGCCCGTTCATGTTTGACCCGTGGCACGCGAACGATCCTTGCGACTTCATCGAAAAACTGCACCACGTTGAAGGCAAGTGGGAGAAACCCACGATCGTGATGCACGCGTCCCACGTTTTCTTCGTCGTCCAGCTCTTCGGGTTTCGAAAGCGCGAAGCCGTCTTCACCGAAGGCTGGGGCGGCGACGGGATGTTCCACCCGCGTCGATTCACCTCGGCCCTGTTCGCTGTTGCGCGGAAAAACGCGAAGAGCACGCTGTCGTCGGCCATCTTGCTGTATTGCGAGTGCTGCGAACCGGAAGAGGGCGCGCAGATAGTCAGTGCTGCAACCACGTTCGGCCAGGCCGCGATCATCTTCAACGCTGCCAAGCGGATGACAGAAAAGAATGCGGACCTGCGCGAGTATTTCGGTCTTGAGGTATGGGCAAAATCGATCAGCCGGGCCGAAACCGGTGCCAGTTTCAAGCCGATCCATGCAAAGGCCTCCACCCAGGACGGCCTGAACCCCTCGCATGTGGGGCTCGACGAGATCCACGCGCACAAAACAGCGGACCTACTCAACGTATTGCAGTCGGCTGCCGGCGCCCGGGGCAACCCGCTGTGGCTGTTCACGACCACTGAGGGTTACACGAACCCTGGGCCGTGGGCTGAGATCAGGATGTTCGCCAAAAAGCTGCTCGCTGGGCTGTTCGGCCACACGGCTGACCATTACCTGGTCGTCTTTTACGCGGTCGATGACGAGGACAAGACCCTCGGGATCAAGGCCGATGAGGAGTTCGACGAACGCTGCTGGATCAAAGCCAACCCGCTGATGGATGTGAACCCACACCTGCTCGCGGCGATCCGGAAAGAGGCGGTTGAGGCGAAGCAGATGCCGTCGAAGATGGCTGAGTTTCGAATCAAAAGGCTGAATCGGCCGGCATCAACTGCTGACGGCTGGATCGACCTCAACAAGTGGCAGCAATGCGGCGGCGAGGTTGACCTCGACTGGCTGGCTGATTTCCCTTGCTGGGGCGGGCTCGATCTTGCGTCGACAACCGACCTCACCAGCTTCCGCCTGATCTGGAACGTCGACGGTGTCATCTATACGTATGCCTGGCGCTGGGCGCCGGAAAGCGCGGTCGCGTTCCGTACAGAGCGCGGCACCGTTCCTTACGCATCGTGGGTTGAATCTGGACTGCTCAAGCAGACCGAGGGCGACGTCACCGACTATGCCGTGATCGAAGCGGACGTAAAGGCCGCGAACGAGCGCTTCAACATTCAGGCAATCGGCTACGACAAATGGAACGCTTCAGACCTGGTGAACCGGCTGGTCGCCGGCGACATTCCGATGGTCGAGTTCATCCAGGGGCCGAAGTCCTACCACCCCGCGATGCAGGTTTTGGAGCGTGCCTACATCTCCGGCCAGTTTGCGCACGGCGCTGACCCGCTTTTGAACTGGTGCGCCTCGAACCTGATCGCACGCCGGGACGACAACATGAATATGGCGCCGGATAAGAAACGATCCGCAGACAAGATTGACGACATGACCGCTTTGCTGATGGCAATTGGTGTCTCTGGCGCCAGTCCGGACGACGTCAATGTCGATGACTTCCTCTCTAGACCAATGAGTATGTAATGGCCGATACCGACTACAGCATCGACTTGCGTACGCGCAGTCCCTTCTGGGCGCGTATGGCGAGCTTCTTCGTCGGCGGCCGCCTAACCTCCCCAGATAAGGGGTCGCAGACGGGCCCTGTATCAGCTTCCGGAGTCGTGGGCGATTCGGTCGTCAACGACGAGCGCTCGCTGCAGATATCCACTGTTTTCGCTTGCGTGCGGCTGATCTCCAGTGTCACCGCCTGCATGCCTCTGGACGTATTCGAGACTAAAGGCGACGACCGGACCAAGGCGCCCCTGACAAACCCGCTCGCGCGACTCCTGCGGTACATGCCAAACCAGTACATGACGGCTTTCGACTTCCGTGTCGCCATGACCATGCAGCTCTGCTTCTACGGAAACGCCTATGCCCTGATTGAGCGCAACGCGGCGGGGGATGTGATCAGCCTTATTCCGCTGCTGTCGGTGAACATGGACGTCAGGTTGGAAGGTAAGCGAGTGGTTTACCGCTACAAGCGCGACACGGAGTACGCCGAATTCAGGCAAAGCGAGATTTTTCATCTCAAGGGATTTGGCTTCAACGGCTTGGTCGGGCTTTCGCCGATTGCATTTGGGGCCAAAACTGCCGGTGTCGCGGTCGCGATGGAAGACCAGCAGCGAGACTTTTACGCCAATGGCGCGAAGTCGCCGCAGATCCTCTCGACCGGCGACAAAACCTTGAGCGATAAGCAGCGCAACCAACTGGATGAGAACTTCAAGGAGATATCAGGCGGGCCGGTGAAGAAGCGCCTTTGGATCCTCGAGGCAGGATTCACTACGCAGCCGATCGGGGTCAGTCCTCAAGACGCAGAGACGATGGCGGCTCGAAAATTTCAGGTTAGCGAGCTGGCGCGGTTCTTCGGCGTACCGCCGCACCTGGTGGGCGACGTCGAGAAATCGACGAGCTGGGGATCTGGCATCGAGCAGCAGAATCTCGGCTTTCTCCAGTACACACTCGACGCATACCTGGAAATTTGGGAGACCTGCATCGTGCGCTGGCTAGTAAAACCCGCCGATCTGGGCAAGGTCCACGCGGAACACAATCGCGACGGGCTGCTCAGCGGTGACTCTACGGCACGGGCGAACTACATGAAGACGCTGGTCGACACCGGCTTGCTCACCATCAACGAAGGACGTCGAGTGAACAACAAGCCTCCGCTTCCGGGTGGTGATGTGGCCACGCGTCAATCCCAAAACGTGCCCCTTGATCAACTTGGCAAAACGAACCCCGCCCCTCGCGGGGTTTAGTTTTTCTGGAGTCAGCAAATGTCCAACATTCAAAAGACCATTGCGTTCGAGCAGGCCGAAATCAAATTCGCCGGCGGTGGGACGCAGGGCATCTTCGAAGGCTATGCCAGCGTCTTCAATAAAACAGACGCGGACGGTGACATCATCTTACCTGGAGCCTTCGCGAAGGCTCTCACCGGCCAGTCCCGCGCAGTCGCGATGTTCTTCAACCACCAGCGCAACGCCATTCCCGTAGGCAAGTGGCTGCACCTGGAGGAAGACAGCAAAGGATTGTTGGCGCGTGGCGAGCTCACCCCCGGAAACCCCCAATCCGAAGCATTGAAATCAGCCATGCAGCACGGGACGGTCAACGGCCTTTCGGTGGGCTTTCTGGCTGGTCCGTCCGACTTCGACCGGATTTCCACAGGCATGGCGTTCAAGTCGATGCAGCGCCTGCGCGAAATCAGCATTTGCACTGAGCCGGCGAACGAGGATGCATCCATCTCCTCGCTGAAAAGTATGGATGCCATCGAATCCATTCGCGATGCGGAGCACTGGCTGAGAGATTCAGTCGGCCTTTCCAAGTCCGAAGCGCAGGCGTTGATCGCCCGCATCAAGTCCGCAGTTCGGAGCGATTCCGAAGGTGGCGAATTATCAGCGCTACTCCAGCGCATCAACTCTTTCACCCCCGCAGGAATTTAATCATGACCGAATTGGCCAAAATCGAAAAAGCCATTGAAGACCAACAGACCCGAATTCAGGGCCTGTTCGACGAGCAAAAGAAGGAGATCTCAGCGACTGGCGAGGTCAGCAAAAAGCTTCAGGATGACTTCATCAAGCTGCAGGAAGAGCTGAAAACTTCGGGCGCGCGTCTGTTCGATCTGGAATCCAAGCTCGCCGGCGGCGAACTGGATAACCCAGAGCACAAGAAAAGCTTCGCCGAACGTGCAGCGGAAGACATCAAGAAAGGCTGGAACGGCTCGACTTCCGGCAAGGTTGACGTCAAAAGCTTCAGCAAAGCGCTGGGTAGCGGTGCTGGCTCAGCTGGTGCGCTGGTGCAGGCCCAACGTAACCCGGGCATTCTGATGCCAGGTCTGCGTCGCCTCACCATTCGTGACCTGCTGGCGCAAGGCCGAACCACCTCGAACGCCATCGAGTACGTGCGTGAGAACGTGTTCACCAATGGCGCCGCACCGGTCGCGGAGGGCGCGCTGAAGCCTGAGACTCAGCTCACTTTCACCAAGGAAACGGCGAACGTCAAAACGATCGCTCACTGGATTCAGGCCGCCCGCCAGATTATGGACGACGCGCCGATGCTGGAGTCCTACGTCAACAACCGTCTGCTGTTCGGCTTGGATCTGGTCGAAGAAGTGCAGTTGCTCAACGGTGACGGCACCGGTGACAACCTGCTGGGCCTGAACCAGGTAGCCAGTGCATACGACGCAGCGCTGAACGCTACCGGCGACACGCGTGCCGATCAGATCGCACACGCGATCTTCCAGACCAGCGAGTCTGAGTTCGAGGCTTCCGGGATCATCCTAAACCCACGCGACTGGCATGCCATTGCGCTGTTGAAGGATGGCGATGGTCGCTACATCTTCGGTGGTCCAGCTGCTTTCGCGGCGAAAGTCATGTGGGGTCTGCCGGTTGTGGCGACCAAGGCCCAGGCACAAGGCACCTTCACCGTCGGCGGCTTCGATCTGGCGTCCCAGATCTGGGATCGCATGGACGCAACCATCGAGGTCAGCAATCAGGACCGCGATAACTTCGTGAAGAACATGCTGACCATCTTGTGTGAAGAGCGCCTGGCGGTGACCCACTACCGTCCGACCGCGATCATCAAAGGCGCATTCGCCCCAGCGGCATAACGACAGGAGCGGGGCGGGTAACCGCCCCGGTTTCACCATGAAAACTATTCGCGCATTGCGGCAGTTCTCGCACTATCACGCGGGGCATTTCGACCAGCACGAGAGCCGCCCGGTTGCTGATGATATCGCTGACGCTCTGGTCGACATGAAGCTTGCGGAGCTCGTCGATGGTGAGCAATCCGCCCCGGTTGATGGTCCGGCCAAGGCGAAGGAAAAGGTTAAAAAATGACCGTAGCCCTTGCCGATCTACTGGCTATGGAGCTCATCAAGAAGCACCTTCGCGTCGACTCGCCGGATGAGGACGATCTGATCGAGCTTTACGCGGAGTCGGCCCTGGCTTGGGCCTTGTGGTACTGCGACAACCCGCTGTTGGCTACCGCCGCGGACATCCCAGCCAGTTTCAAAGCTGCGCTTCTGCTGCTGATCGGCCATTCCTACACGAACCGTGAGGCTGTGCTGGTCGGTACCGCAGCGGAGGCGCTGCCGATGGGGGTCGTATCCCTCTTATGGTCGTCCCGCAGCTTGGCCGATTCTAAACCGGTGGAGGAATACCCATGCGCGCCGGAGATCTGCGGCACCGTGTGACGTTCGAGCAGAAGGTCACGACCAACGATCCGGTTTCGAATGAGCCGTTGGTGGCGTGGGCTGAGTTCGCCACGGTTTGGGCGGCAATCAGTGACCTGAGCGTGCGTGAATTCATCGCAGCGCAGTCGACTCAGTCGGAAGTCACTTGCAGGATCGTGACGCGCTACCGTGACGGGTTCGATGCGACCATGCGCGCTCGTTGCGACGGCAAAACGTACAACCTGCACGGCATTCTTCGGGATCCGGTCTCCGGGAAGGAGTATTTGACCTTTCCAGCGAGCGAGGGCGTGAACGATGGCTGATTGGGTCGACTACAAACTGACCGGTGCCGATGAGCTTTCAGCCCGCTTTCGCAGCCTGACCGAGGAAATGCGCCGCAAGGTCGTGACGCCGGCAGCCAGGGACGCGATGGAAATCGTCTTGGCCGACGCCAAGGATCGGGCAGCACGGATCGACGATCCGGAAACAGCCAACTTCATCCCTAAAAACCTCGCGATCGTTGAGCGGAAGGCCATTGGCGTCGAGGTTGGGGCGGTCGTGATGTCTGTCGGCGTGCGCAAGCGCAGTCGGGGGCAGGGCGGCGGTAACACGTTCTATTGGTGGTGGGTTGAACTCGGCACGGAGAAGAATCGGGCTAAGCCCTTCCTTCGTCCAGCGCTGGCGAACAACCGCGAGGCCTTGTTCAAGGAGTTCTTGAGCTCGGCGAAGTACCAGCTGATCAAACTTGGGGTGAATTGATGATTGCTCCAATCTTGGCTGCCTGCAAAGCGGCGCCTGCCGTCACAGCGCTGCTCGGGGAAAGTCCGATACGCCTCTACCCGCATGGTGAGGCTCCGCAAAACGTCGCCAAACCATACGCAGTCTGGCAAGTCGTCAGCGGGTCGCCGATCAACTACGTGAACGGTCAGCCGGATACGGACCGTTATGGTCTGCAGATCGATGTCTATGCGACGACAGCGGTCTCTGCCGACGCAGTCTTCACTGCGCTGCGTAAAGCCATCGGCAAGTACGCCTATATCACCGGTTTCGGTCTCGACGCCGTGGACAGCGTCACCAAAAGCTATCGAAAAGGTTTCGATGTTGCCTGGCTGGTCAGCGCTTAGCCGGAAAACCTGAAAGAACTGCCCGCTTCGGCGGGTTTTTTTATGCCCGCTAATCAGTGATTTCTAAGGAAATCGGGGAGTACAAATTGACCATTAATGTCCAGGGCACTGAGCTTTTCGCCATCGACCCGGCCGACAACAGCGTTCTCAACGTGGGCTGCTTCACGACTTTGGACGGCATCGACACCTCTGTCGCCCAGGTTGACGTGACCTGCACCACCTCGAAGGGCCGCGAGTACGAAGCGGGCCTTGCCGAACCCGGCTCTGCTTCTTTCGGCCTGAACATCGATCCGAAGAATCCGATCCACCTGCGCCTTCACCAATTGAAGACCGCCGGCACCAAACTCAAGTGGGTGGTGGGCTGGTCCGACGGGTACAACTTCGAAACTGAGGAAGGTATTCAGCCTCTGATCGGCACTCCGGGCGCATTGGCGGCATTGGTGCTGAATTCGGCAGGCACGGGCTACACCTCTGCCCCAACGGTCGCGATCACTGGCGGCGGCGGTACTGGTGCCACAGCAACGGCCCAGATCGCAAATGGCAAGATCACCGGCTTCACGATCACCAATCCAGGCACTGGTTATACCAGCGCTCCAACCGTTGCCCTGACAGGCGGCGCTGGTACCGGCGCAACGGCTCGGGCGGTGGTGGAAGACGAAATCGACTTCGATCTGCCGAACACCCGCACATGGCTCACCTTCGAAGGCTACATGAACAGTTTCCCGTTCACGTTCGGCCTGGGCGACGTCGTCAAATCCACGGTCGGCATTCAGGTATCGGGTGAACCGGTACTGATCGCCAAAACCTCTGTTTAAGGAACGTCCATGGATCTGAGTATCGCTTCGTTGAAGGCTGCGGGCGCGTTCATCGCGCCTCCGGTCAAGAAGGAAGTCACCTGGCATGCGGGCGGAAAAGCGCAGACAGCGACGGTTTACGTGCTGCAGGAGTCTTTCATCTCATTGACCCAGCGCTGGGATGCGCAGGACCGCGGTGGCGACCTTGCCGCGCAGCGTATTGCGTCATGCATCACCGACAAGGACGGCGTGCCAGTCTTCACTGTGGATGACATTGTCGGTGGACCGGAAAGTGGTCACGGCGCGCTGTGTGCGGAGCTGGCCATCGTGCTGCTGGCGGCTATTGGTGAGGTCAACCAGGTGCCGCAGGCCGTTCTCGAAAAAAAATCGAACCCGAGGAAGAGCTCTGGCACGAAATCGCCATCGTCCTCGGGGCAACAATCGCAGAAGCCAAGCAAAGGATGACCTACGTCGAGGCGATGGACTGGATGCGGTACCGGCGACAAACCGGGCCGTTGAATCTGGGACTTCGCCTTGAGGACGGTTTCGCGATGTTGGCCACCGTGTTTAACAACGTCATGGGCGGTAAAGCCAAGTTCTCGGACTTTATGCCGGATCGTGGCTTCAGCGCCTCGCCGAAGGAAGCCACGCCGCAAGACCTGTTGGCGCTGTTGAACCGTGTGAAGGGGTAATTTATGGCGGTTGATTCGCTCGGCCAGTTGACGGTTGACCTGGTAGCCAACACCGGCGGCTTTGAAAAAGGGATGGACCGGGCGCAGCGCGCGCTGAAAGCAGCTACGAAGGAAGCGGCCTATCAGGCTGGCCAGCTGGATAAGCTGGTCGGTCAGATCGATCCGGTCATCGGTGCTTATGGCCGCCTCGACAAAATGGAAGAGCAGCTGCGCAAGCATCGTGCCGCCGGTCGTCTGGACAAAAGCGACTTTGACGAGTACCTGAAGAAGCTGAACGAGCAGCGCGATGCTGTGGAAAAAGTTGACCGGGTCATGGCCAAGAATGGGCAGACCGCGAAGCAATATGCGGCCAACCTACGTGGTGTTCCTGCCCAGTTTACTGACATCGCCGTATCGCTGCAGGCGGGGCAGAACCCGCTGACCGTGTTCTTGCAGCAGGGTGGCCAGCTCAAGGATATGTTCGGCGGCATTGGGCCGGCGGCGAAAGCCCTGGGCGGTTACGTTCTGGGATTGGTTAACCCCTTCACTGTGGCGGCGGCAGCGGCTGCCGTTCTGGCGCTGGCTTACAAACAGGGCAGTGACGAGGCTACGGCCTACAGTGCTGCTCTGGCGATGACGGGCAACACCGCTGGCACTAGCGCAAGCGGTCTGGCCGATCTGGCGCGCCAAGTTGCCCAGGCAGGTGGAACCGTCGGCAAGGCGGCGGAAGTTCTGGCGCAATTGGCCAGCTCCACCCGCATCCCTGTCACCGCTTTCGAATCGATCGCTGAAGCAGCCATCAAGTTCGAATCGGCAACAGGCGTTGCGGCGGACGAGACCGTCAAAAACTTCGAGCGAATCGCCAAGGACCCCGTCGGCGAGATCCTGAAGCTCAACGAGTCGATGAATTTTCTCACCGCGACGACTTACGAGAACATCCGGTCGCTGCAGGAGCAGGGCAAGACGCAGGATGCGGCGGCTGTTGCAACCGCTGCCTATGAGGACGGGCTGAACCGGACCTCTACCTCAATCAAGAACAGCCTCGGTACGCTGGAAACCGCTTGGGCGGGTGTGAAGTCGGCGGCGAAGCAAGCATGGGATGCGGCGCTGAACATTGGGCGCGAGGATACCCTTGATCAGCAAATCAAAAAGCTCGACGAGCAGCTTGATGCCATCGCGAACAATGCCGCCAAACGCAACCAGCGTAACGCCAAAGGGCAGTTGGTCGACCCGCTGAGCAATCTGACGCCCGATGACAGCTTCCGCAAGGATGCGCTCGAGCGTGAGAAAACCGAGAAGCTGGTTCTCAAGGCGGAGCAGGATCGCCGGGACGCGGCGAAAGGATTTGCTCAGCAACAGCAGCAGCAGGCGCTTGATGATCAGCTGAAACTCGACAAGCTTCGCAAGGAGACCGAGAGCAACGCGGACAAGCGCGCTCGTGAGATCGCTGATTACCGTCTGCTGGTCGAGCGGAATATCGCCCGGGCCAAGAAGACCGGCGACAGCTCTCTTCTGATCTCAGCGGATCAACAGGCGAAAGACATCGCCGCCATCAATGACAAGTACAAGGACCCGGCGGTCAAGAAGACGCCACAATATCGCGAGGACGCTGGTACCAAGGCGCTTGACGCAGCACGACAGCAATATGCGGCGCTGCAGCAGCAAGGCGCCCTCATTGGCGATCAGAACGCGACCAGCGAAACCCTCGGCGCCAATGCGAAGAAGCTGGTCGAGTGGGAACAGCAGCTTGCGGACATCAAGACCAAGAAGACGCTGACCGCCGACCAAAAGTCGTTGCTGGCCAGCCAGGATCTGATCACCGCCCAGCTGAAACGCAATGCCGCGCTCGAAACCCAGAACACATTGTCGGAGAAGGCTCTCGACACCCGCCGGAAGTTGGCCGCGTTTGATGAGAATCTGCAAAGTCAGTTGGCCAGCGCGAAGCAGGGGCTCGACAACAACCTTGCCGGTGTCGGTCTGGGGGATGTCCAGAAGCAGCGCCTGCAGGAACAGCGCAGCATCCAGCAGTCGTATCAGTCGCAACTGGACAAGCTGACCTCGGACTACAACAAGAGCAACAAGGACCAGTTCAGCACCGAGCTTTACGACAAGGAGACCGCATCGCTCAAGGCCGCGCTCGATCAACGCCTCGCTATGCAACGGCAGTATTACGTCGATGTCGATCACGCTCAGTCTGATTGGACCAACGGCGCGTCGGCCGCATATCAGGACTACCTGCAAAGCGCCAAGGACGTGGCCGGGCAGACTAAAAACCTGTTCTCCAACGCGTTCAACGGCATGGAAGACGCGCTGACCACCTTCGTGACGACCGGAAAGTTATCGTTCGGCGATCTTGCGAAATCGATCCTCGCAGACCTTGCACGCATTGAGATCCGCCAGGCTTCGTCGTCGGCGCTGAGCGCGTTGTTCGGGGTTGCGACAACAGCCGTTGGAGCTTACTTCGGCGGGGCAAGTTCTGCGGGCTCAACGCAAGCGGGCTACACAGGGTCTGCATATCAGAGTTGGTTGTCTTCGCAGCATTGGGATGGCGGCTACACCGGTGACGGCGGCAAATACGAGCCAATGGGCGTGGTTCACGGCGGCGAGGTCGTCATCCGCAAGGAAGTCGTTCAGCAGCCGGGCATGCGCGCCTATCTGGAGCGGCTGAATAAATCCGGCAAGCCCGGATATGCCGACGGCGGCTATGTTGGCCTGGCCTCGGGCGGTGCTGGTTCTGCAGCAGCCCCGGCCGCGGGCAATTCGATTGTTATCCAGCAGAACTTCACGGTACCCAACGCGGCGAACGATTCTTCAGACCGGGACATGCAAGCCGTCGGTCAGGCTTATGCAGCCACCGCCAAGCGCGGTGCCCAGCAGGCAATCGCTGAAGAGCTTCGCCCGGGTGGCGCAATTTGGAGGGTGGTAAATGGCCGTTGAGACTTTCACCTGGTGCCCTAAATTGGAAACCACCAGTTCGCCAGAGTACCGCACCCGGTCCAGCAAGTTCGGCAATGGCTATGAACAGGTCGTCGGTGACGGCCCGAACAACAAAGTGGAGGTCTGGCCTCTGACGTTCGTGGTGCGCGAGGCGGTGGCGCTGCAGATCAAGGCATTTCTCGATCGTCATGCTGGTTTCAAGTCGTTTTTCTGGACGCCACCGCTCGGTGAGCTGAGTTTCTTCCGCGCATCGGCACCGGCCATCTCACCCAATGGCGCGGGGTTCTACACGCTGACCACTACCTTTACCCAGTCATTCCTTCCATAGGGCTCAAATGTCACTGATCAAAGACATCCAGGTGCTCGAGCCTGGCAGCGAGGTGCTGCTGTTCGAATTGGACGGTTCGGATTACGGCGCCGATGTATTGCGGTTTCATGGCCACTCCATCCCCTACACGGCGGCTGAGCTGATGGCTGCCGGAGCGGATGCTGACCAGTTGCCGGCGAAATCGATCTGGTGGCAGGGCGAGGAATATGGCGCCTGGCCAATGCAGATCGACGGCATTCAGGCCACCGGCGACGGCACGGCGGGCCGCCCAACGTTGTCAGTCGGCAACGTGAACGGACGTATCACTGCACTGTGCCTGGCGTTCGAGGATCTGCTCGAGTTCAAGCTGACGATGCGGCATACGCTGGGAACCTACCTCGACGCAGAGAACTTCCCTGCTGGAAATCCAGAGGCGGACCCCACGCAAGAATCGATTGAGGTCTGGTATTTGGACCAGAAGACGTCCGAAAACGGTGCGTCGGTATCGTGGGAGCTTGCGAGTCCTGGAGACGTCGGGGGCGAATCCGTCGGCCGGCAGATGACCACGCTTTGCCACTGGTGCCTCACCGGGGGATATCGCGGTCCGAACTGCGGCTACACCGGGCCATACCGCGACAAGGACGGCAATTTGACTGACGACCCGGAGAAGGACGAGTGTGATGCCACCCTGGGGCGAGGTTGCGTGCCACGGTTCGGAGATGGAAACCAACTTCCGTTCGGTGGCTTTCCTGCCGTCTCCTTGATTGCCCGGAGCTGACCATGCTTAAACACATCTTGAAGGCGGTGCAGACTCATGCCGCCGCCGAATATCCGCGAGAGTGCTGTGGCGTACTTATTCGAATCGGACGCAAGCAGCAATACATCCCCTGCGCGAATACGGCGACAGATCCGAACGAGGAATTCCGGATTGCTCCGCAGGATTACGCAGCGGCGGAAGATCAAGGCGAGGTGATCGGCATTGTTCACTCACACCCCGACGCAACAAGTCGGCCGTCGCCGCGCGATCTGGCGATGTGCGAGGCCACCGAACTGCCTTGGCACATCCTGAGTTGGCCGGAAGGTGATCTGAGAACGATCGTGCCTACCGGCCATACGCCGCTGCTGGGCCGACCATTCGTGCATGGCGCCTGGGACTGCTGGCAGGTCTGCGCTGATTGGTACAAGCGGGAATGGGGGCTGGAGTTTGAGGCCTTCAAGCGTGAGGACGGATGGTGGGAGCAGTCCGACGGGCCGAGCCTGTACGAGCAGGCCTACGAGGCGGCCGGCTTTGAGCGCGTCGGCTCACCACAGCGCGGCGACATGATCGTCATGGAAGTTGGGCGCACCAAGCATCCGAACCATGCCGGAATTTTCCTTGGCGCTGACCCATCACTTCCCGGCGAGGCGGTCTCAGTCCACGGCGCAGGACCTTTCTTGCTGCACCACCTATATGGCCGGCCATCAGAAATCATTGTCTTCGGCGGACCGTGGAATGACCGTACCCGGCTAATACTTCGCCATCGCGATGCGCGGTGATACGCTCAGGGCTTTCTACATGAGGGATCATCATGCGAATTTTTATCGGGGCGCTGGCAGTTGCCCTTCTTGTGGGCTGTACAACCCCGTCCGATTTGAGAAATTCCAGTCCGGTTTTCACGTCGTCCACTTCCAAAAGCCCAAAGCAGTATGCGCTATGCGTATTACCTAAATGGCAGGACCTCAACGCTGGATCTTCGATGAGCGAAACGGAGAATGGTTATCGCCTGATTATGGCGAATCCAGGGGTTGGGCAAACCGATGAGCTGTTAGAAATAACCCGAACCGACGCCGGGTCAACCGTCAAACATTTCCAAAGAATCGCATGGCAACAGCTTGGCCGCGGTGATGTTTCAAAAGCCGTTAGTTCATGCATCTGACTGCCGTAACACATGAAGACCGCCTCTCAGGCGGTTTTTTTATGCTTGGAGTTTTTATGCAATCCACCGCAATTCATTACCATCCGATGACCGTCATAGAACTATGGGGCGCGCTGGGCAGGAAGCTTGGGAAGGTCCATTCACGACTGCTGGATACTGGAAAGTCCTGGGAGGTCTTCAAAGCGCTCGAGGTTTCGTTGCCTGGCTTTAAAGATGAGGTTGATCGTTTGCATCGGCTTGGAATGCGCTTTGCGATCTTTCGAAACCACAGGAATGTCGGGGAGTCGCAGTTCGACTTGGGCGGAACACGGCATCTTCGAATTGTGCCCGTTATCTCCGGGAGCAAGCGGGCTGGTGTGCTACAGACCGTAGTCGGAATCGTAATGATCGTCGCATCTTTCTTTGTGCCAGGAAGCACGCCAGCCGCTCTTGCCGCATCCTCGGCGTTGCTAAGTGGTGGTATCGCAGTAACGGCTGGCGGTGTTATCCAGCTGTTAAGCCCTCAGGCAAAGGGGCTGAGCCAAAGTGCTTCGTCCGACAACCTTCCGTCATATGCCTTCGGCAGCGCAAAGAACACGACCGCCAGCGGCAACCCGGTCCCGATCTGTATCGGCGACCGCCGGTGGGGCGGCGCGATCATCTCCGCTTCGATACTTGCCGAAGACAAAACCTAATACCTGAACTGTAAGACCCGGCCGCCGATTGGCGGTTTTTTTATGCCTGGAGAAAAGCATGGGCGCAGCTGAAAAGATCGACATCACCGGCGCCAAAGGCGGCAGCAGCAGTCCGAAAGCACCGACCGAGGCCACCGACAGCCTGCGTTCTACCAACTTGGCAAAGATTCTGATCGCGGTTGGCGAGGGTGAGTTCGAAAGCGTTCCCACTGCCGCCGACATCTACCTGGACAACACGCCGATCAACGATGCCAGCGGCAACGTCAATTTCCCGAACGTGAAGTGGGAATGGCGTTCCGGGACCGTCGAGCAGGATTACATCCCGGGCATCCCATCGGTCGAAAACGAAACGACGATCAACGTCGAACTGCGTAGCGACAACGCTTGGGTACGCTCTATCACCAATACCCAGCTGTCCGCCGCGCGTGTTCGCTTGGCTTGGCCGGCGCTCCAGCAACAGGACGACAACGGGAACGTAGGCGGGTACCGGATCGAGTACGCGATTGATGTGGCCACTGATGGCGGCGCCTATCAACAGGTGTTGAGCGAGGCTGTCGATGGGAAAACTACCACTCGTTACGAGCGCTCCCGGCGCATCGACCTGCCTGCCGCAACCTCTGGCTGGCAGCTCCGCGTCCGTCGCCTGACGCCAAACCAGAACACCAACCGAATCGCCGACACCATGCTGGTGGCGGGCCTGACGGAGGTCATCGACGAAAAGCTGCGGTACCCAAACACCGCGCTCCTGTATATCGAGTTCGACGCCGAGCAGTTCAGCAATATCCCGGCCGTCACCGTCAAATGCAGAGCCCGTAAGTGGCAAGTGCCCAGCAACTACGACCCGGTCGCGCGCACTTATTCCGGCGTTTGGGATGGCTCCTTCAAGCAGGCTTGGACCAACAACCCTGCTTGGGTGACGTTCGGCATCTGCACGGTGGACCGTTTCGGCCTGGGCAAGCGCATCAAGCCGTTCATGGTCGACAAATGGGAGCTTTACCGGATTTCCCAGTATTGTGATCAGCTGGTGCCGGACGGCATTGGCGGGCAGGAACCACGCTTTCTGTGTGACATGAACCTGCAGGGCAAGCCCGAGGCATGGTCGCTCCTGCGAGATATCTCCGCGATCTATCGCGGGATGACCTATTGGGCGCAAGGCCAACTCGTGATGCAGGCCGATATGCCGCGCGCGCAGGATTTTGATTACGTCTTCACTCGGGCCAACGTGATCGACGGTAACTTCGATTATGGCAGCGCTTCCGCGAAGACTCGCTACACGCGGGCGATCGTCAGCTATGACAACCCGGCGAACAACTACGATACCGACGTGACGGCCTTCTCGGATCTGGCATTGCAGCGTCGATTTGGCGACACGCCGGTCGAGATCAGCGCGATAGGTTGCACCCGTGCGTCTGAAGCGCAGCGCCGCGGGAAGTGGGCGGTGATGAGCAACAACCAAGACCGCACTGTGAGCTTCAAGACCGGGATGGAAGGCGCGATCCCACTGCCGGGCTACATCATCCCGATTGCCGACTCGTTGCTGGCTGGTCGTGAGATCGGTGGCCGTATTTCCGACGCTGCGGGTCGCGTCGTGACGCTCGATCGCGACACATTAGCCAAGGCCGGAGATCGGCTGATCATCAACCTGGCGAGCGGCAAGGCGGAAGGGCGCACCGTACAGTCGGTCGCTGGCCGCGCGGTTACTGTGACGACGGCCTACAGTGAAACTCCAACTCCGCAGCTGCAGTGGGCGCTCGACGCCGATGATTTGGCGATCCCGCTTTATCGCGTGCTGAGCACCAAACGCACAACCGAGGGCGATTATGAAATCTCGGCGCTGCAATACGAGCCGAGCAAGTTTGCCTACATCGACACCGGGGCCCGACTGGAAGAGCGCCCGATCAGCGTCATCCCGATCACCGTCGTTCCGGCGCCTGCCAGCGTTACTCTGACTTCTAACTCGGCGATCGATCAGGGTATCGCTGTCACCACCATGACCATCACTTGGCCTGCCGTAAACGGCGCTGTCGGGTACGACGTCGAATGGCGGAAGGACAGCGGTAACTGGATCAAGGTCCAGCGCACCGGTAACACGAGCGTCGATATCACCGGCATCTACTCGGGCGCGTACCTTGCTCGCGTGCGCGCGGTCAGCGCATACGACATCTCCTCGATCTGGCGCTCATCGATCCTGACCCAGTTGAACGGTAAGGAAGGCTTGCCGCCGGCTGTGACTTCGTTGACGACGGAAAGCCTGATCTTCGGTATCGGTCTGAAATGGACTTTTCCCGCCGGAGCCGAGGACACTCAGCGTACCGAACTCTGGTACAGCGAAGCGCCTCAGCTGGATAGCGCGACCAAGCTTGCCGATCTGGCCTACCCACAATCCGACTACACCATGCAGGGCCTGCGCGCGGGTCAGTCGTTCTTCTTCTGGGCGCGTCTCGTCGACCGCACCGGCAACGTCGGTCCGTGGTTCCCGCAAGCACCAACTGTCGTGAATGGCCAGGCCAGCGCCGATGCCGACGACATCCTCGACTACCTGACCGGCGAGATCACCGAAAGCCAGCTGGGTCAGGAACTGCTGGGTGAAATCGGCAAGATCGGCGGCGACGGCCCGGGTTCGGTGAACGAACGTCTCGACCAGGTGAGAACCGACTTGGGCGACCAGATCACCGACGTCAGCAACACCGTGACCGAGGTGCAGAACGAACTGCAGGCGCAGATCGATCAGATTGCGGATCTGGCTGACTCGATGCCGTACAAACCGGATGGAACCTACACAGCGGGGCAGGGCGTACTCGGCGATGATGGGATCATCTATCAGGCGACCCAGAACGTACCGAAAAACACGCCTCCGCCGAACTCGACCTACTGGCTGAACGTTGGCCAAGCAGTGCAGACAGCAAACGGCCTTGCCGCGCGCGTCACCACCGCTGAAACCAAGATCACCAGCATCGAGGGCGTGAACACCGCCCAGGCCAACCAGATCACCGGTTTGCAAACCTCTCTGGACGGCAAGGCAGATTCGTCCGTTGTCAGCAGCCTTTCGAGCCGCGTCACGACTGCTGAAAATTCGATCAGCAGCCAAGGCACGGCGATCACCGGCCTGAACAACAGCCTGACGACCACCAATCAGAACGTTACGGCAGCACAGAACGCAGCGAACGCGGCGAACACGCTGGCAGGCGGGAAGGGCAAGGTCATCGTTCAGTCGGCGGCACCAGCGGCTGCCGATCAACTGGCGCAAAACCTGTGGATCGACACCACCAGCAACGCGAACACCCCAAAACGCTGGACGGGGAGTGCGTGGGCGGCTGTTACAGACAAGGCGGCGACTGATGCTGCTGCGGCTGCCGCAAGCGCTTTGGCGCAGGTGGCGACCAAGGCCGAGGCGGCAACTGTTCAGGCGTTGAGCAACACCGTTACCCAGCAGGGAACTGATCTGACCGCAGCGGGTAATGCGATCACAAATATCACCGCGAACCTGTCGAGCGTTGGCGGAGAAAACCTGCTTTACAACCCGTCGTTTGACCGTTTGGCCAATGGCAGCTCCGCAATCCCGGAAGGATGGGGCTTTTCGGTC